TGACATGGCGGGCTTCAGAAGGTGCAGAAGAAAAATCCGTTATGATGACCGGATGGCGGGACTGTCATTTTACAGCTAAGTGTCGATTTTTTCAGGGTCGCTTTCCACGATGACCAGATCATCCGGTATCAACGCCCGGCGTTCAATTTTGGCAGGCAGAAGTCACCCGGCAGAAATTACTTAACGATTCAGATAATGCCATTAAGGACTGGCGCATAGAATTAACGCTGGGGATTATCAGTGATGAAAATAAAGCAGCTTTGATTCTGCCGATGAATTATATCAATGTTCTTAAATCGCTGGACTTAACAGGTGTTTCAGATGAGGCCACCTTCACAGCAATCAGGTGGCCTGCATTACCACAGTAACGCCTACTGGCTGGCTGGTCTTTCCGGCCAGTCAGGGGCGGCTGTATCCATCCGGTTTACCAGCACCCTATATTTTTTCCATTCGTCGAGCCGCGCTTTCTCATCATCTGTTGCGATTCCAAGATCAACTGCATCCTGCAATGGCGCGATTTTTTCAGATGCCATTTGCAAAAGACGGCTTTTGGTTTCTTCCGCCTGACGAAGCTGCGCTGCTTTTTCAGCCGCTTCGTCTTTTACCCAGACCTTAGCCTTACCATCCCATTTCTGGTATTCACCACCTGGTGAAACTGATGTGACATTTTCGGGCAACGGACCAGGAGCGGAGATATAAACCTGATTGCCGGTTGTTGTGTCGTAAACCATCTCGCCGCGGTGATCCTCATGCAAACTCCATGTCTGGGTTTCAGCGTCAAATATAGCAATATGACTGGCGGGAATATCAGGAGGGGCGATATCAGTACAGTTTGCCGGTAGTCCTGTGTGCGGCGGAATATACGCATCACCTGCACCAATAAATTCGTTAGTATCTGAACGCAGATTGAAAATTTTAATTGTCTGCGCCTGTTCGCTCATTTTAAAAGTCATTATGCCAGCCTCACTATGTAGTTAAATGCAATGTTTTTAACCGTGGTTTCCGCATTACCGTCTGCGTCCACAATAACGACGTGTCCGTGTGGACCTATATACATGGTGTGCTCATGTCCTCCGATATAAACTGTATGTGCATGGTCGCCAGCGGCCTGTGTCCATGCACCACCTCCAGGCTGAAATGAGGTGTGATTGGAATCTCCCCAGTATGAATTGATATAACCGCCGAACTGGTGAGTATGATTGCCCGTGGTATTGGTCGATTTCGTGCCGTAATCAAAGGATGAGGTAGATTTTGTCCCTAAGTCAGTATCCTGCGCTCTGGCGCTGTGACTGTGCGATTTGTTGCCGTCCATTTCTTGCGACAGTACAGCACGTCCACTGATGGGCTTACCCTTTATTGTCCAGCCCCGCATGTCAGGGATAATGCCGGACGGATACGCTATAGCCAGTAACGGGTAAGCAGATTTATCAAACGATTGCCCCTGCATCAGGGCGTAACCGGCTGGGGTAGCATCAGACGGCCATGCTATCGCCGCACCTACTGGATACGAATTCGGTGGCGGATTTAGTGAGGTGTAGAGCATCGCCCATTCGGACCACTCAGCATCGGCGGTATCTCGATGACTGCGAATATATGCGGGCGCTGGCGCACCGTTTGTCCCGCTCCAGCCAATGAGGATTTCCCCATCACCAGTTCCGGTCAGACGTAAAATATTTCCGTATTGCGTCGGATAGCCATTGTTGTAGACCTCGCCCATTATCAGGCCGCTATCGCTGCCTCTTGTCGCACCAGTCAGTGCCGGAAGCGCGCCGCGTGATGCCAGTCTGTTCGCTGCAACAGCCGTACCTGATGCAGGGAGCGCTCCGATATTTTGTACAAACAGCGGCTTTTCCGGAATATCGCCACCGTTCTGTGATTTTAGTAATGCATCGGCGGCGTGATTTATGGTTTCCCGTAAACCAACGTATTCGATAAGACCGTCAACGCTTTTTCCTGACAGCGCCGTCAGTGTATCGTCCAGCGGCTGCTTGCCCGCCAGTTTATTCAGTACAGTGGTGGCAAAGTTCGGATCGTTACCCAGCGCGTCAGCCAGTTCTTTCAGCGTGTCCAGCGTTTCCGGCGCAGAACCAACCAACTGCGCCACTTTCGCAGCCACAAACGCTGCCGTGGCAATTTCAATACCTGCAGCTGCGGTTTCCGGAGTTGGTGCTGTTGGCGTACCAGTCAGTGCCGGACTGTCCAGCGGCGCTTTGGTCTGTACCTCGTCCATGACAGCATGGACCGCCTTTGGCGTGGCTGCCAGCGCTTCGCTGTCACTGTCCGTGGCGCTGCTTAACTTAACGATACCTTTTTTCGTCAGGCTGGCATCTTCCAGGGAAATCACGTCCGCGATATCTTCTGCCCGTTTTGCGGCATCTTCTGCTCTGGTGGCTGCTGCTCCGGCAGCAGTACTGCTTTGCGCCGCCAGTGATGCGCTGGTATCAGATGCGGCGGCGTGAGTGGATGCCTCCGATGCTGATGACGAGGCGGCTGTTGCGCTGGCCGCTGCTGTACTTGCTGACGTTGCTGCATTTGTCTCAGATATTTTTGCTGCGGCTGCCGATGCGGCTGCCGCCTTTTCCGACGCTGCCGCCGCAGTGGCTGACGCACCTGCATCACCGGCACTGGAAGCCGCCTGCGTTTCTGACGTCTTCGCGGCGGTTTCGGATGCTCCGGCGCGCTCTGCTGATGTCTGCGCCGCCGTCGCGCTGGCGGCTGCGGCAGCAGCTGAATCGCCGGCGGCAGTACGGGAGACATCTGCATTCGCTTCAGATGTTTTCGCTGCGGCTGCCGATGCGGCTGCCGCCGTTCTGGCTGTGTCAGCCGACGCCGCGCTGGCTGATGCCTCCCCGGCTTTTGTGGTCGCCGTACCTGCGCTGCTCTCCGCAGATGCTGCGGATGAGGCTGCCTGTGTGGCTGATGCTTCTGCCGCTCCGGCTGCATTCACTGCTGCCGTGGCGCTTTCCGCTGCCTGACCTGCTGATGTCTGCGCCTGTTCAGATGCCTGCCCTGCGGCGGTGGCATTCCGCGATGCCTCCGATGCCTGGCGGGCAACTTCTTCCACCATCGCCTCAAAACGTCGCAGCGCCTCCGGGCGGACGTCGTCTTCCGTCATGGCCCCCAGAAAATCATTCAGGGTGCCCGGTTTTGAATCATCGTAGACCGTAATAACTCCGGCATGTGACGGGGGATACCCTTCCACCAGGAGCGTGACTGTGTACTGCCCCTGCTCCACATCCATGCTGTCATGGACGAGGTACAGACCAAAGCGCCGCTGGACAGTCCGGNCCGGACTGTCCAGCGGCGCTTTGGTCTGTACCTCGTCCATGACAGCATGGACCGCCTTTGGCGTGGCTGCCAGCGCTTCGCTGTCACTGTCCGTGGCGCTGCTTAACTTAACGATACCTTTTTTCGTCAGGCTGGCATCTTCCAGGGAAATCACGTCCGCGATGTCTTCTGCCCGTTTTGCGGCATCTTCTGCTCTGGTGGCTGCTGCTCCGGCAGCAGTACTGCTTTGCGCCGCCAGTGATGCGCTGGTATCAGATGCGGCGGCGTGATTGGATGCCTCCGATGCTGATGACGAGGCGGCTGTTGCGCTGGCCGCTGCTGTACTTGCTGACGTTGCAGCGTTTGTCTCAGATATTTTTGCTGCGGCTGCCGATGCGGCTGCCGCCTTTTCCGACGCTGCCGCCGCAGTGGCTGACGCACCTGCATCACCGGCACTGGAAGCCGCCTGCGTTTCTGACGTCTTCGCGGCGGTTTCGGATGCTCCGGCGCGCGCTGCTGATGTCTGCGCCGCCGTCGCGCTGGCGGCTGCGGCAGCAGCTGAATCGCCGGCGGCAGTACGGGAGACATCTGCATTCGCTTCAGATGTTTTCGCTGCGGCTGCCGATGCGGCTGCCGCCGTTCTGGCTGTGTCAGCCGACGCCGCGCTGGCTGATGCCTCCCCGGCTTTTGTGGTCGCCGTACCTGCGCTGCTCTCCGCAGATGCTGCGGATGAGGCTGCCTGTGTGGCTGATGCTTCTGCCGCTCCGGCTGCATTCACTGCTGCCGTGGCGCTTTCCGCTGCCTGACCTGCTGATGTCTGCGCCTGTTCAGATGCCTGCCCTGCGGCGGTGGCATTCCGCGATGCCTCCGATGCCTGGCGGGCAACTTCTTCCACCATCGCCTCAAAACGTCGCAGCGCCTCCGGGCGGACGTCGTCTTCCGTCATGGCCCCCAGAAAATCATTCAGGGTGCCCGGTTTTGAATCATCGTAGACCGTAATAACTCCGGCATGTGACGGGGGATACCCTTCCACCAGGAGCGTGACTGTGTACTGCCCCTGCTCCACATCCATGCTGNTTTGTCTCAGATATTTTTGCTGCGGCTGCCGATGCGGCTGCCGCCTTTTCCGACGCTGCCGCCGCAGTGGCTGACGCACCTGCATCACCGGCACTGGAAGCCGCCTGCGTTTCTGACGTCTTCGCGGCGGTTTCGGATGCTCCGGCGCGCTCTGCTGATGTCTGCGCCGCCGTCGCGCTGGCGGCTGCGGCAGCAGCTGAATCGCCGGCGGCAGTACGGGAGGCATCTGCATTCGCTTCAGATGTTTTCGCTGCGGCTGCCGATGCGGCTGCCGCCGTTCTGGCTGTGTCAGCCGACGCCGCGCTGGCTGATGCCTCCCCGGCTTTTGTGGTCGCCGTACCTGCGCTGCTCTCCGCAGATGCTGCGGATGAGGCTGCCTGTGTGGCTGATGCTTCTGCCGCTCCGGCTGCATTCACTGCTGCCGTGGCGCTTTCCGCTGCCTGACCTGCTGATGTCTGCGCCTGTTCAGATGCCTGCCCTGCGGCGGTGGCATTCCGCGATGCCTCCGATGCCTGGCGGGCAACTTCTTCCACCATCGCCTCAAAACGTCGCAGCGCCTCCGGGCGGACGTCGTCTTCCGTCATGGCCCCCAGAAAATCATTCAGGGTGCCCGGTTTTGAATCATCGTAGACCGTAATAACTCCGGCATGTGACGGGGGATACCCTTCCACCAGGAGCGTGACTGTGTACTGCCCCTGCTCCACATCCATGCTGTAGCGCCCGGCGTCATCCGGATTTTCCGATGCCACCGTATTCACGACCACCGTCGTACTGGTCCGGCAGGCCTTCAGCTGAATGGTGCAGTTCTGTACCGGCGTTCCCGTACCATCTTTCAGTACGCCGGAAATAAGTACTGGCATATTGCCTCCATAAAAAAGCCCGCCCGCAGGCAGGCTTCAGATTCATTCACATCTCAGCACTGATTATCCGGGTCACGTAAATATGCCGGCAGCGAACACTGGACGCTCCGCGTGATTATTTGTCCCTTTGCCTCGCGGTGCTGTTTCTGCCCGCGGTCAGTACCGGTATAAATCCGGGTCTGGTTTTCAATATTGCTGTTACCGCTTCCTCTTCCGTTATCGGCAACGGCAGCGGTGGAAAATAAAACGGACAGGGAAACCCCTGCCGCCAGCGAAATTACGCGCGACATAGTCATATCTGTTCCTTGTTAAACGAAAGAGACCGGAAATCCGGTCAGTTTGTGAAGTTGTTCCCCGACCGGGAAACCATCACCAGCGGCCAGACGGAAGCAGACGTGGTGTACTGCCCACG